TAAAGTAGGAAAAGGATTTTTTTGTTTTACTACTTCTACTTTTGTTTTCTTAAAGTTCATGATCTTGCCTTTCCATAACCACGTTGAGCTAATCTACCCGCTAGACCACCCTTCGCAGCTTTAATTGGTTTTTTTGGTTTGATTATTTCAATGCCTATTGCAAGCATACCAGGCATTTTTTTCTTTTTACCTTTCTTAGGTGAATCAACTGGGCCACCTTTATTCATTTTTTTCTTCGCACCTACAATTCTATCTGCTTGCGTAGGATTAGGATTATTGTCCACACCAGCTTTTACTGACAACATACCAAATTTAGATACTTTGCCACCATCTTTGGCTTCCATAGTTTTTGGTTTTTGTTTTTGCATTTTTTTAAGTTCATCAAAACTAATAACTCCGTCTTTCTTTTTTCTTCTTAATCTTTTTAATATTTCAGGAGTAATTTTTGGAAACTCAGGCAACTTTCTTTTTGGTGGTTTTGGTTTTCCTGGAAAAAGATTTTTAGGCAATTTTTCCTTTGGAAAAAGATCTTTAGGCAATGGTGTCTTTGGTAATTTTTTCTTTTTTTGAAGGTCTTTAAATCTTTCAGGATCTATTTTTTTTCTTTTTTTGGCTGTAGGCATATTAATCTCTAATGTATAGTTGGTTTTACAAGTTCAAGGAGGTCATAACCATTATGATTCTCCAAATTTTTTGCTTCTTTTGGCGATAAATGCTCATAGTAAACCATTTTTGCACAAGCCATCATAGCACCTGCTAAAAGTATACTATCTTCAGGATTTTTGGAAGTATTTTTTGCAATAAGCATAAGCTTATCAAAATAATCCGTTAATTTTTCTTCAGCCTTGGTCATTTTGTTTGCTTAAATTAACATTTGCACGAAGTTGTGCAATATCTTCTTGTGAATCTATCTTATCTTGCGCTAATTTAGCATTTTGTTCAAGTTTTGCAGCGTCGATTTCTATGTTTGCTTGATCTAGTGCAGATTTTCTCTGTAAATCAGCAGCACGAAGTTGAATTTCTTGCTGTTTTAGATTTATTAACGGATCTTCACCTTGTTCAGCCATCATTTCTTGCTCTTCAGTAATCATTTTTTCAGTCATTTCAGTAATTCTTTCAGCAACTTTTGATTCTACAAGCTCTTGTAATTTAACTTGTTCCTCTTGTGGTATATTTCCACCAAATTTTTGTGCAATTTGTGCTAAATCTTTTTGCATTTCTTGTTCAACCTCTTCTCTTGCTTGTAATGACATATGCTCCATAATGTGAGCTTCAAGTATTGTCATAGTCTGAAGGTTATTTTTAACTAAAATACTTGAAAAGAATGCTCTGTGTGAATCAACATGCGCCATGTGATTTTGATTTCTAAATGCCTGTATTGGTTTTCCTAACAATGCACTGCCATTCTCTATACCAGGATCTTGTGGTTGGGGAGGTGTTGGAACGGGTAATATTGCATCAACATTTTGAACACCCATAGCTTGATACATACGTCTGTAAGCCTCATACAAATTGTGCATTTGCGGTGCTGCTTGTGCAAGTTGTAATTGAGTTTGTGCCAATGTAACACGTTGAGACATTGAAAATATTGTTGGATCTGAAACAGGAAGAATATCTATCTTGTCATCAAAGTCTGCTGTTTTAATAGCTCTAACTCCACCGACTACATCGTATGGATAAGAAGGATCAAGTGATTCAGCAAATATTTTTGCAAGTAATTTAAATTCTATTTTTTGTGCGTAGTGTAATCTTTTGTGAATAGCTGACATGACACGCATGCCTCTTTCCATAAGAGCCATAGTCGTGCCGACTGGTGCATTTGCTGCAACACTATCGCCAATCTTTTGATCTGCAACAGTAGCAAACTCTTTACCAGCTTGTACGACAAAACCAAGTAATTGAAATAAAGTTGGATCAGCACCTTTGTAAGGTAAAGGTAGTAAACCAGCACGTAAATCACCACTTGGTGCATCTACATCTCTAAACTCTCCTGGTTGTATTGGGTTGTCATCATCACGAATACGAAGACCTCTAGCTTTAAAACCTGCTGGTAGATTTGCTAAAGTTCCTGCATCAATTAATTGTCTTAAAGCTGCAGTGGCAGTTCTAGATAAACCACCTAGCATGTGTATTAAACCTAATCCATAAAAACCAAGACCAGGTAAAAATTTGTAATGTACAAAGTATTGAGTCTTTTTTAATTTGTCATCTTTTTCATCAAAGTTTCTGTATATTGATAAAACTTTACCAGAGCCCTCATCTATCGTAACTATGTATGGAGCTTTGATACCATCATCTCTTTCAAATCCAGGAATGTCTAGATTTGCATGTATTTCTAATAATGTATATTCGTCATCAACATATCCTGCTCTTTTAATACCAGACAGTGATTGTTCTTTGTCCTGTACTTCATCCTGAGTTGTAGTCACTTGTACATCTACATCTCTATAAAAACCTGTTACTTGTAATTTTCTTATTTCGTTTTCTGATTTTTTTATAACATGTGTTACTCTTTCAGCTTGCTCTAAATTTACAGCATTGTAAGGAACAACTAAATCATCACTCGGTACAAACTTTGATACAGCTCTACCTATTGAACCATCGTAATAAATTTTTTTAAATGTAGAACCAGACAATGGTAAATAGAACAACATCTGATCTAAATCAGGATCAAACTCCTCCATAACATGCATAATCTGATAGTTCATAAATTCTTGAACTCGTTGTGCTTGATCTTCTTTTTCTTTTGTTACCTCACCCATAACTTGAGTTCTTACAGGACCACCTGCTGGTAATAATTCTTTGTAAGCTTGTGCTTGAAACTGTGTTACTGATTCAGAAAGCAAAGGATGTGTTACACCGCTTGCTCCTTGAAACGGTTGTGATCTCTCATCATATTTTAAACCAAGTAGGTCTAACCCCTTTTTATAAGCATTCTCCCAATCACTACGTGAAGATAAATCATCCTCATAATAACCTGTCAGTTCAGAAGCAATATTAGATAACTCTGTTTCATCAATTAATTCTGCAAGGTTTGCGTCATGTGTATCTTCAATTATTCTCTCTTGTTCACCAACTATTGCGCCTCCATCCTCTGTAATCTCTACAAGTGGATCATCAGTGCCTGGCTCTAATTGCACAGTTTCTCCAGTCTTTGCTGGTATCATCAACGCATCATTAACCGTTTGTGGTTCGTCGTTTGGATTTAATCTTTTATCAACTGCCATTACGCTGCTCCTATAACTTCCTCAATACTAGGCATTGGATCGTATTTCACATAGCCACCTATAGCCATGTGTGTCTTGGATGGCAACACCATTTCAGGTGTTAGTTTTATAGCATAAGCATCCACAGTTTCAAAGCCTGAAGGTGTTGAAGTGGTATTTGTGGATAAGGTTGTTGGGTTTGGCTGACTGTTAATAAAATCAGTAGCTTCAGTCATAGCCTCTCTTGTCTGTCCTTTTTTAACTTTTATTGTTTTTATAACTGTGGGCTCACCTCCTGATAAATCTACAATTTGTATCACTTTATTTTGTTTATTAGGAGTGCTTATACCTACCTTAATTATTTTAAACTCTGCATTGTTTATATTTGCTGCTCGTTTTAAAGATTGCTCTAGTATGCTTGTGTAGTGTTTACCATTGACATCTGTAGCATCTGGGCCACCATAAAACTCATACGTCCCCACACCTTTCTTGCCAGATCTTTGAGCGAGTGGCGTTGCTGTCGTTCCTGCTTGACTGTATCTGTTAGCTACAAGTTTTGCTGGCGTTATAGCGTACCACGTTGGTGCATTTGGATCACCGTCAACGAATAATCTTTTTGCTGCCATGTGTAGATCGTTTTTAACTAGCACATCGCCCCAAGCTTTTCTGTCTTTAAATGGCACATTTGGAAATAATTGTTTGAGTGTATCTGGATCGACACGTATCTCATCAAAAAATTTAAGAACATTATCTCTTTGTTTTTGTGCTTCACGCACAGGCACCATCGCACCCTCTGTCAACATACCAGGACGTATCTGTGCAAATTCTTTCATGATAGCATTTGATTCTTGTAATGCTTTTATGTGGCCAACAAAGTCTTGCTCTGTTCTAAAGACAGGTCTAAGTATGTCTTTATGCTTTGCGTAGTACGCAAGTGTTAAAGCGTTGACATCACTGCTGTACATCTCATCACGTATAAATCTAGGATCACTAGCTTTTGTTTCACCTATTTTAGAAACCAGTTTTTGATATTCGTCTTTTGTTTGTTCTAAATGTTTTCGGTAACGTTGAAATATATCTGATTGTATCTCATCAGCAAATGTGACGTTTACAGTTTTATCGCCGACAGTAGCTTGTTTTGCACCAGATCCAAAATTGTCAATATCGTTTTGTATTTTGGTTAGTTGCTTTTGTGCATTGTTAATATTCTTTTGTGCTTGTTCTAAACTTACTCGGCCACCTGACTGGTCAACAATGTCTTGTGCTGACTTGTTTGTTATTGCTGTAAGTCTATCTCTTTTCTTTTCTAGCTCTAAAAGTTTTGTTGTCGTATCTCCTGACAGTTGTTTACTTGTACCAGGTATGATTGCGGGACGGTCCGTGAGCCGTGACCAACCGACAACGTACGCATCATCAGCAGGAAAAAAGTTATGAACACTATGTTTGTAAGCTGCTGGATCGCCAGGTATATCATCTGGTTTAAGGTAGATGACACTCTCTCTGTACGTTCCTGGATTAGCACCAGGTTCATAATGACCATCACCGTATTTGTAATCAATGAATTGACCATCGCCGTTATCTATCTCTGATCTAAAACCAAACGTTTGTGATTTTAATTTTCGTATAGGTGCTTCTTTTATTCTGCTAAGAAGTTGAGCCTTGGTCACTGGTTGACCTGACTGAAATATTGATTGAAACAACTGTGGTAGTTGATAGTCTTCTACTTCTAACTTACCAATGTTTCTTGACTGAAAGAAGTTAAATAGTTCCTCTGGTGTTGTAAAAGTGTCTGGCACACTTGGATCAAGAAGCTTTGCTTCAAGGTTAGAATAAAATCTGTTGATGTTTTCTGTTGGTGATTTTGTAGCCTCTGACACCTTATCACCTATTTTAATAAGGTTTTGTGTTTGTTTACCAGAACTAAGTAAATCGCCTTTCTTATCAAGGTACACGGCCCAACCTGGTAACTTACCAAATATGTTAGCCGATGCTAATTGTACTTCTGGCATTTGATTCTCCAGAGTTGGCTTGAGGTTTGCTTCTTCAAACAAGTCAAGCTCGTCAATGCTCATGTAAGGCGCATCTTCTTGTATGCCTCTTACGTCTATGGCGTCGTCATCAGGCATACGTAGTGGGTCAGTAAACTGACCTGGATCGCCGCCCATGGCCATGCCTCTAACATTTTCGCCAGGCACTAAATCTATACCTGTCACTTCTTCAAACATGCTCTCATCTGGTTGTGTTTTAGGACCAGGTGGTTCTTTGCCTAAAAGTTTAAACTGCTCTTCTTTGAGAATACTCATAGCTTCCTCAAAAGCAAGTTCACGTACATAGTCAGGTATCTTTTCGTTTTCATCTTGTTCGTTAAGCATCTTATCAAAATCTTCTGGATTTACAACTTGTTCAGCTGTGTCTCCACGATAAGCTTTCAATATTTTATTTTTAAACATCTCACGTTGCTTTAAAAACTGTGGATTTTCTAATTCGTTTCTTTTAGCCTCATAGTAGGCCTCAGTTTTTTCTTG